TGATCTCAAGCGCGCTGATCTCACGAGCGCTGATCTCACGAGCGCTAATCTCAAGTGCGCTGATCTCACGAGCGCTGATCTCATCCGCGCTGATCTCTGGAGCGCTGATCTCACGAGCGCTGATCTCAGGGGCGCTGATCTCACGAGCGCTGATCTCACGAGCGCTGATCTCACGAGCGCTGATCTCAAGAGCGCTGATCTCAGGGGCGCTGATCTCTGGGGCGCTGATCTCACGAGCGCTGATCTCAGGGGCGCTGATCTCTGGTGCGCTGATCTCAGGGGCGCTGATCTCAGGGGCGCTGATCTCAGGGGCGCTGATCTCACGATCGCTAATCTCAAGGGCGCTGATCTCAAGGGCGCTAACCTGGATGACGCATGATCATCAAAGCTACCATGATGGCTATCGGCCTGGCATTAACGATTCTGGAGCTTCAGGTACAGCAACCTGACGGTGTGGTGCTGATGATTGCCGGGGTACTGTTCGGCATGGGACTGCACTGGTACAAGCGGTCATGGAGCTGGAGAACGTTCGCTGTAGGCGCTCTGGTGGCCATGGGGAACCCGGTAGCAGTTGGGGCTATCACCAGGGGAGAGCCGCTGTTGGCACTGGTGGGGTTCGTACTGTTCGGCATAGCAGGGCGAATAGGACGCAAGTGAAACACAGCCCGCTTCGGCGGGCTTTTTTGTGCTTGTCTACAGATAAGGTTTACACTAGAAGAAAAGGAGGAACGCATGGAAGCACTTCGGAGCATGATCCAGCTACGTGAACCACCATTTGATGTTGACGTGATCAGCACGTTTGATGCCATGGACGGTGTGCTGGCGATTGATGATCAGACCACGCTTTGGAAGACTGCGAGGCTCATGAAGCGGGCGGGCGTGAAGAAGCGGTCAGACGGTCAGTGGAACCTGTTGAGCATCAGGGGTTTGGTACTTCGCCCGGTAAAGGACGGAAGAAGAGCAGGCCGTGAGGCCGTGTATCCATTCACCGTGATGGAACCAGGGGATTCCATATCATTCGCCAATGAGGACTTCCACGGACGGGCGTACCGGGCTGCCATGGTGCATGGGCACAGGACGGGCAAGAAGTTCTCAGGGACCAAAGCCAACGGCGGCATCACTATTTCACGGGTGGATGATGACAGCGTACCCGTGATAAGGAAAAACCAGGACGTGGAGGTTGTGCAGGCATTGGTTGATTGGAAGGCTGGCATATTCGTTCACGACATTGTGACAGCTAGTGAGGTGACCAAAACCCTTGAGAACATCATTGATGGCATTTCACCGGTGAAGGCTGGCTTGCTCCTTCGCAAAGTTCCAGGGACGAAAAGGGTCCGAGCTTATGACGGAAAAGGGCAGGTTGTGGTCTGGATTATCCGAAATTTGAGCAAATACGAAAAAATCAGGGGCGGTGAAATTTGGAGGATTTACCGAAATGAGCGAAAACTTTACACAAGAATAGCCTAGTTGGGGTGCTACAGGGCCTCAGGGTCAGGACGCACAAACTGCCTGCTTTTCGTCTTGTTTACCCCCCTGTTTTCATACAACCTTACTAAAAATCACGAAAAACCGTTATATATCAATGCTTTAGATGTAGTAAGGTTGTAGTATAGGTATTGTAATGACCTATCTAGTAAGGAATAACATATTGATTTTACGGGCTTTTTTTTAGCAAGGTAATTACACACACATTCATAGCGGTTTGCTACTTTGCTAATCAAGGTTTTCATTGGCTCCCGGAGCCTAACCCGGTGTAGACTATTGACATTTACAGGAGAATGCGGTGATGACCCCTAAACAGGAGAAATTCGCCCAGCTTTACGTGGAGCTGGGTAGCGCTGCCGAAGCGTATCGGCAGTCCTATGACGCCAGTCGGATGAAGCCTGAGAGCATTCATCGACGTGCTCACGGTCTTTTGGAGCACGTCAAGATTAAAGCAAGGATAGAAACGATTCGTGAAGCAGCACGTGAGCGCAATCTGGTGACAGTGGATTCATTGCTGGTTGAGCTGGAGCAAGCACGTCAGATTGCACTCGGTGCTGAAACGCCTCAGACAGCCGCTGCCGTTAGTGCGACCATGGGTAAGGCGAAGCTGGTGGGATTGGATAAGCAGATTCTTGACCTGCGCAGCGGTGACGGCTCCATGACCCCGCAACCCACTACCATCCAGATCGTGGCAGCAGATGACGACAGCACAGATTAAGCTCCCGCGTAAGTTAGTGCCCGTCTTCGCGCCAGCACGCGGCACAGTGAGGCACAGGGGCGCACATGGTGGACGCGGTAGCGGCAAGTCCTTCAACTTCGCCAAGATGGCAGCGGTGTTCGGCTATGCCGAGAAGCTGCGCATCCTGTGTACCCGTGAATTCCAGGTGAGCATCAAGGAGTCGTTTCACGCTGAGCTGAAGAACGCCATTGCGTCAGAGCCATGGTTGGCAGCGGCATACGACGTGGGCATTGACTACATCCGTGGTCACAACGGGACGGAATTCATTTTCCGTGGTCTTCGACACAGTATGGGCAGTATCAAATCCATGGCTCAGATTGATATCTGCATTGTCGAAGAAGCGGAAGACGTGCCGGAAGCCAGTTGGATTGACCTGGAACCCACCATTCGTGCGCCTAAGTCTGAAATGTGGATCATCTGGAACCCACGCACTGATGGCAGTCCGGTAGACAAGCGATATATCAAGACGACACCGCCACGGTCGTGCATTGCGGAAATGAATTACTGGGACAATCTGTTTTTCCCTGTTGAGCTAGAAGAATTGCGCCAGCAGCAACGCGCTGCGTTTGACGATGCGACCTATGCGCATATCTGGGAAGGTCGATACCAGACCCGCACTGATGCACAAATCTTCGCTGGGAAGTATCGTGTTGATGAGTTCGAGCCTCACCAGAAGCTATGGGATGGACCATACTACGGATTGGATTTCGGTTTCAGCCAAGACCCGACAGCAGGTGTCAAGGCGTGGGTCCATGGGCGCAAGCTGTACATCGAATATGAAGCAGGACGCACGGGGCTGGAGCTAGATGACACAGCGGATTATCTGACACAGCGGATACCCGGCATTGGGTCTTCTGTGGTTCGCTGTGACAATGCCCGCCCTGAGTCAATCAGCTACATCAAGCGTAACGGTATGCCCATGGCGAAGCCTTGCGAGAAGGGCAAGGGTAGCGTTGAAGACGGGATTGCATTCATCAAGAGCTTCGATGAAATGGTGATCCACCCCCGGTGTGAACAGACCATCAGTGAGTTCCGCCTGTACAGTTACAAGGTGGACAGATTGTCCGGTGATGTGCTGGACACTATAGTGGACTCAAACAACCACTTCATTGACGCACTGCGTTATGCGCTGGAGCCAATCATGAAGGGGACAAGTATCAATTACAGGAAGCTACTATGAGCAAGTTCTTGGATGGCCTCACCAGCGTGGTGAATCAATTGGTCAATCGACGCAGTGTGCATAACACCAGCGTGGTTGAGCGTAACCGAATGAGTGATCAGGAGATGCGTGCTTTTCTGGTCACGGGGCTGGGCAGCAAGATTGTTCGCCTCAAGACCGGGTACGCGCTCAATGACACGCTCACCTTCACCGATGACGCACAGAAGGCGATGTACAACCGCCACCTTCAGAAGTCCGTGAAGCGTGCTGCCAAGTTTGCCCTGGCGTTTGGGCGCGGGATCATCGTTCTCAATGAACGCGGTGAAGACCTGTACACCCCGCGCACGCGACCTGTGGACATGGAGCGCACCCGCTTCAGTGTCTTCAGTGGGGACTTGGTGACCGCGATGGACGTGAGCATTGACCTCACGGACGAACGCTACATGAAGCCCCGTTACTACGTGGTCAATGGTCATAACTTCCATCATACTCGCGTCATTGACTTTACCTACGTGGAGCCTGCTGAACAGGACGCAGCGTTGTACAAGTACGGCGGCGTCAGTGAGTTCGAGCTGATCCGCAATCAGATCGTCAATGATGGTGTGGTGGAACGCGCCAGCGGTGCCATCGTGGAGAAGAACGCCACGGTGTTCCATAAGATCAAGGGCTTCAAGGAGTCATTGGCTGCGGGGCAGGACAAGGAGTTGGTAGACTACTATGGCAAGCTGGCTGACCTGCGATCCATCTACGGTGACGGTATCATTGATGCTGAGGATGATGTGATTAGTGTGGCCCAGACGCTCACCAACCTTGCGGATGTGGATCAAATCACCCTGCGTCGTCTCGCCATGGTGACAGGCATCCCGTTGTCTGTGCTGGTGGGTGAGAACGTGAAGGGGCTGAATAGCAGCGGTGAGCAGGAGCGCCAGACCTTCCAGGACACGATTGAGAACCTTCAGTTCGATTACTTCATCGACCCCATCTGCGAGCTGGTGAAGGCATGTGGCATGGAGCCTGTGGACTTTGCCGAGAATCAAGGCGGCAGCGCTCAGGAGCGTTTGAACTTCGAGCAGACCGCTATCCAAAATGCCCGCTTCCTGTGGGAGATGGGGGAAGACTACCGCCATTACCTGAGCCAGAATGAAATCATCGTCAAGGACAAGTTCAAGGAGATGTTCCCCGATGGCGAATGATATCAAGCAGCCCAGCAGCCCACGCGCTCAGGAAAACGAGTTCGAGGATATACTTGAATTCATGGTGCAGCAGATTACGCAGCGGTTTGAGAACAACGTAATCAAGGAGCTGAATCAGTCTACCGTGGAGAAGTTCACCGATGCGGCACCTGGCGGCAATTACGCCAAGGTGCTTGTGACTCTGGCGAATCGGACACGCCGCAAGATTCGAAAGCAGTTCGACAACGAGCGCATTGAAGCGATGGTGGCGGATACCTTGCGCAAGGTAGACAAGCGCCAGCAGCAGCAGCTCTATGCCGCCGTGGAGAAGGCCATAGGCGTCAGCACCGTGCAACTGGCGGCACGTGAGGGCATGACCTACACCATCAATGCGCTGGTGGCGGAAACGGCTCAGTGGGTCAAGAAGCTGCGAGATGAAACCCTGGAGACGTTCACCAACAACACGCTTCACGCGATGACGACCGGTGACAGCCTGTCAACCATCATGGAGCAGTTCAAGGACGTTGCCGAGAAGCGCAAGAATCACGCGAAGTACCTGGCTCACAACCAGATTCAGAATTTCAACAGCATCACCAGTAAGATCAGGGTGCAGAAGCTGGGCATCAAGAAAGCCGTGTGGGAGACAGCCGGTGACGAATCCGTCAGGCCATCCCATGCAGACCGCGACGGGAAGGAGTTCAACATTGGCGAAGGGCTGTACAGCAGCCTGGACGGTGAGCACCTGATTCCTGGCGTCGATCACAATTGCCGTTGCACAGCACGGTACGTACTCGAAGACGAAGAAGAGGATTGATACCATGGGACGCTTTACTTATTCTGGCAGGAATTGCCCACTGTCTAGTGGTTGTTCTTGACGCTCTGTTACCATACACTTAGATTCATGTAAACCAATTTGGCGCGAGACTCATGAAACACACATTGATTGGCAGCTTCAATGATTCTGTCACCTGGAACGGTGAAGAGAAGACCACCGTGTCTGTGCGTGATGGCGTTCTTGAGTACCTTGGCGCTGAACTTGGTCTGGAACCTGCCGAGAAGACATTCACCGTGTACCGCTCCCCTGCCACGATTGCCCGTGCCAATACCGCCATGAATGGTGTGCCATTGACGGACGAGCATGTGACCGTGGGGCATGACGTGAAGAGCCCAGTAGGTTCGGTGCTGGATTCCGAGATTATCGACTTCATTGACGAAAGCACTTCTTCCCACTTAGCATTGCGTAATCGTGTTAGGATCACTGACGCTATCAGCGGGGCGCTGAAAACCGGGAAACGACAGTTGTCATTGGGCTACAATGCCAACTTGGTTCCTCATGAGCGCTTCGACTTTGAGCAAGTGAACATTCAGCCGCACCATTTGGCTGTTGTACCGGCTGGCCGTTGTGGTTCGGCCTGCTCTTTTATTGACCGACAACCAACCGAGGTAGAACCTATGAAGACCAAGCAGAAAACCGGGGATCAGCCGGAACTGCACACGGCTTTCGTGGATGCCGAGGGTCAGCCGAATCTGCAACAGATCGTGGAGATTGCGCAGCAGCTACCCGAAGCCCTGAAGTCTGTCCCGATGGACAAGCTGCAAGAGATCATGCCGACCTTGCAGGAAATCGTTTCCATGGGTGGTGCCCCTGCACCGGCTGCTGAAGAGCCTGCCCTGGAGGATGAAGAAACCCCTGCTGAGGAAGAGCCGATGGAAGACGAGAAGCCGTCAGTACCGGTGACGGATACCGCCGAGTTCAAGGATGCGGTGAATTCCGCGATCCGGCGTCACACTGAGGTCATCGAGAAAGCGAAGACGTTTGTCGATGAATCCTATCAGTTTGCTGGCAAGGCAACTGACCAGATCATGCGCGATGCCCTGGCGGTCGAGCATGGCAAGCAGGAGTTCTCCGATGCTGAACTGTCGGTTGCCTTCAAGCTGCTGAAGAAAACTGGTACTGACCTGCGCACTTTCGGTGATGCGTCACTGAGTGCTGGTAAGTTCTCATCCATCGCTGACAAGGAGCTGTAATCATGGCTTTCGAAACTAGATACCTTGCCGATCCGCAAAAAATTGGAGCCGGTGAACGCTTCGGCAACAACAACATCGTCCTGACTGCCCGCACGTTTGAAAATGGCCTGAAAATGGGTCACTTCGCCAAGCTGGACACGGGTTCTCTGGACAACCTGGACACTTCTGCCACCCCTGTCATTGCAGGCGTGGTGCTGCGTAACCCCGCTGCCTCTGTGGAAGACGGCGCAACCGTCGATGCCAACCTGTATGGTCAGGTTGAGTATATCCGTCAGGGTCTGATCACTGTGCGTGTTGCCACGGGGGAAACCCCGGCGCAATTCGGTGCTGTGTATGCGGACAACGCGACCGGTGAAGCCACCGCTACAGACACCGATATCGCGGTGTCTGGTGAGTTCATCGAAGAAGTTCAAGATGGCGTCTGGCTCATTCGCCTGTATTAAGGAGGCATTCAATGAAACTCGGTAATCTGTACGACCTGGCCTCCTTTGAGGCGTTCTGCGACTCTGCCAGCCAGCGGGGCTTCACTGACGCCTATGCTGGTACTGTGTTAGCTCGCAACCTGACCGCGATTGATCCGCGTGTGTTCGAGAAGAAGTATCCCGAACTGGCGCTGATGAACTCCGGTATCGAAGCGGACAACTCAGGCGGCTATGCCCGTCGCATCCAGTCCCTGCGTCTGCAAGACCTTGGTGGGTTCACCACCAGTGGCGATGCGTCCGACAACAAGGGCAAGATCAGCCTGGCGGGTGAAGACTCCTTCCTGCGTGTCGTGGAGCGTGAATCACACTCCAAGTGGACGGACTCTGAAATCCGTGAAGCTGAGCTTCAGGGCATCAACCTGCCGCAACGCTACGTCCAGGCTCACAACCGCATCTACATGCGCGAAGTGGACCAGATTGGTCTGGTGGGCGGGATTGGCAACGAAGGTCTGCTGAACTACAGCGGCTTCGCGGCTGACTCCGCCGGTGGCGCTATCGGTACGCTCACCGCTCAGGAGAAGTTCGACACCTTTGCGGATGGCATCACTACCCAACGCAACGTGGTGAACAACACCCCGGAGTACAGCGTCAATCGTGTCGTCACTTCTGTTGAAGTGCTGAACGACCTGGCTGCTACCATTCTGGACACCGCTGCGGGTAGCATGAGCGTCCTGTCTGCGCTGCGGGCCAACTTCCCTGACGTGACCTTCATGTCCAGCTTCCGCGCTGGTAATGTCGGCGGCACGTCTGCCACGGTGTTCTATAGCAACAACACCGAGGTCATGGAGATGCGCATCCCGCAACCGCTCACCATCGGTGAAATCATCAATCTGGGTTCTTTTGACTTCCAGGTAGACAGCAAGTACCGCATTGCTGGCCTGGACGTGCTGGAAGACACTGGCGGTTTCATCCTCACTGGCCTGTAAGCCTGTGCGCCCCGGCAACGGGGCGTATCTACTTCAAGGAGTTTACCATGACTGAAGAAAATCAGACCGAAGCCCCGAAGCCCCGGCACACTGCGAAAGCCAAGCAGCCGGAACATGGCATCAAGAACATGCGTTCTGGTGACATGAATCTTGGCGGAATGCTGTTCCTCAAGCCGGGTCAGGTAGTCGAGCTGACTGCTGACCACAAGAAGAACAAGCGCATCATGAAGAAGATCGAACACGGTGTGAAGACTGGCGTTCTGGCTGAGGTGTAACCCATGGCACTGATCGATGACTTCAAGGCGCGTTTCCCTGAGTTCGACACCGCTGTTGTCGATCAGTACCTTCCTGTTCTTGAAGACGTGTGGCCGTGCTACTACGGTCAGGCGTATGCCGCATGCAACAAGGAGATCGTGCTGAACCTTGTTGCTCACCTGCTGGTGATCCAGTCTGCCCCGAGTACAGCCCCCATCAAGGAAGAGTCCAGCCGCTCAGTCGGTAGCGTGTCCGTGAGCTTTGAATCACGTGCTGCCGGTAGTAATTTGAGTGACTTTTTCGGCTCAACCAAGTATGGTCAGATGTATCTCATGCTGACTTCGACTCGTAGACGTGCCTTCTTTGTTTGATCGTTGCCGCCTGTGTGCCTTCGCCCCGTCTCCCCACGGGGCTTTTTTTCGTCTAGACTTGGGCTTATGAGTACACCTGAAGAAACCAAGAAGTTGATGGACAACTACCTGAAGGAACTTGAACGGGCAGTTGATGCATCGGTGAAAGTGGGCCTGCCTTCCGATAAGGTGGGCAGCGAGGTCTATGGCGACGGTGTGACGATCATGCAGGTTGGTGCGCAGCATGAATACGGCACTGAGAAAATGCCTTCCCGTTCGTTCCTGCGTATGCCGTTCGACCTCAAGCGTGACGAGATCAACAACTTCATCGGCCTGCAATTCAAGACGGTCCTGGAAGACAAGCGATCCGCCAATGATGCCATGGAGCTTGTAGGCGTGAAGGCCACCAACATCAGCAAGGCGGCTTTCCGCAATAACGGTTATGGTCAGTGGGCACCGTTGGCGGAAAGCACGAAAGAGATCAAACAAGAAGCCGGGAAGACAACGCCGCTGGTGTGGTCTGGCATCCTGCGCAATTCCATCACTTGGGGCATCGAGTAATGTTGCCGAACGTCAGTAGCGCCCTGCTGGGCTGGACACAACCGGTGCTGGTCAAGACCGTCACCACAACCACGGTGGACTTCGTGGAGACGGAAGTGGTCACCGGTAAAACAGTGCAGGCTGTGGTCCAACCCACCAAGAAGACCACCCTGAATGCCGATACCTTGGATTGGTCACAGCCTCACATCACCCTGCACAGTCAAACACTGTTATCATTGGGTCAGCTTGTCGAGCGCAACGGTGCAGATTACAAGGTGGTTGAGGTGACGGATTACGGCTACTGTGAGGCTGTCTGCGAGGCCACACGGCGGCCTGTGGTTGAGGTGACACCATGAACCCGCTGATCCTGCTGGCGCTGGTCATACGCGACCTCCTGCCCCATCCTGAAGAGCTGATTCGCTTCGGGCGACTGAATGAGGAACGCGAGTGGTTCAGCGACGATTACATTGTGGTGGATCGTCTTGCACCGGGGCAGCCGATAACCCGAAGTGAGCGTTATGACGGTGTTGAGGAAGAGTTGACGCTTTCCACCAGGATGCGCCAGCCCGTGACAATAGATTTCTTTGGCGAGAACGCATACACTAACGCAGAGAAATTGCAACTGTTACTCAAATCTGATAAATCACTGGACCTGCAAGAGCAATATGCTGTGACAGTGGGCGGTGTGAATCAGATCACTGACGTAAAGGCGCTGACTGGTCAGCAATATGGCAACCGCGTGCAAGTGGAGCTTGTCATTCAATACAGCCCGTCTATCACCCTTGACGTATTGAGGATTGATACGGCGGTTGTTGAAACAATGTCGGATTGAGGATCTATCAATGAGTGCTAGTATCACGAATGTCATCAACGTCGCTCTCATCCCTGAGGGACAAGCAGCGGCACGCGACAACATGAACGTTGCCTGTCTCATGACGAGTGAGCAGGGCGTTCTGTCATCCGCTGAGCGCTTCCGCGCTTATCGCAGCGCCCAGGCTGTGGAAGCTGATTGGGGCACTGCAAGCGCTGTGTCTCAGTACGCTGCCACCTTCTTCGGCACGCAGCCCAACGCGGTGAACTTCGGCGGCTCCCTGATCGTCGGATATTACCGGGGGCAAGCGGAAACCGTACCAGCTACGTCCGCGACTCTCTCCGGTGTGCAGCTTTCCGAACCGTCCACCCTGCAAACACTGAACACCGTGGACAACGGTTCCTTCATTGTTGAAGTCGATGGTGTTGAACAGACGGTTGCAAGCCTGGATTTCCGCACTGCCATCAGCTTCGATGACGTTGCTGAGATCATCGATACCGAACTGACCGGTGCCACCTTCGAGCACGTGAACGGTCGATTCATCCTGACCAGCAGCACCACGGGCGCTACGTCCACGCTGGGTTATTTCACCCCTGAGGGTGCAGGCGAGTTCATCGGTGACATTCTGGCGCTGTCTGACGGCTCTGGCGCGTCTCTGGTGCAGGGTGCCGATGAAGAAGTGTTGGCGGTTGAAGACAAGCTGGAAGGTCTAAGCGCCGTCAAGGCGGAAGTGAACTTCAAGGGCGTGTGCTTCATTGACCACGTGCTGGATGCGGAAGTGCCGACCATCGCCGCATGGGCAGGCGCAAACTCCGTGCTGGTCTACAACGTCTTCAGCGGTTCAACCTACCTGGAAGTATCCACCGATAACCCGGTGTGGCAGGTGCGTCTTGCCAGTCAGAATGAGTTCCGCTGCCTGTACAGCAAAGCAGGTAACCGCAAGCTGGCAGTGACCTACATGGCGCGGGCGCACACAGTGAACTTCAACGCCGAGAACAGCGCCATCACCATGAACCTGAAAACGCTGTCTGTTCCGGCTGAGGAATACAGCCAGACGGAAATTGATTCAGCCTACCGTGTGGGTCTGGATATCTACACCAGCGTGAAGGACGTGCCGGTTGTTCTGACCAGCCCCGCCAATGACTTCGTGGATAACGTCTACAACCTCATTGCCTTCGTGGACGCGGTGCAGACTGACATGTTCAACCTGCTATCGCTGACAGGCACCAAGATTCCCCAGACTCGCCGGGGTGTCCAGCTGCTTGTTGACCAGGGTGAGAAGACCACACGCGGCTTTGTGCGTGCGGGCGTGTTCGCACCGGGTACATGGTCCAGCCCTGACAGCTTCGGCAACATCGAAGTCTTCAACCGGGCCATTGAGGAAGACGGCTTCTACTGGCTGGCTGGCAGCCTGGCTGATCAGCCTCAGTCCGACCGTCAGGAGCGTAATTCTCCAGTATTGCAGGCAGCGGTGAAGAATGCCGGTGCGATCCACAAAATGGATGTCATTATCAACTTCAACCTGTAAGGGGCTGACACATGAGCACTATCGCACTCGCCGCTGATAGCACGTCGCTGATTCTGAATGGTGCAGGCATCACTCAGTTCAGTGAAGGCGACTTCCTGACCCTGGCCCCCATCAATCCGCTGACGGGGCACGTCAACACACAGACCGGTGTGAACATCAATAAGCGCATGGACGGTAACGTCTATGACCTCACCTTCCGGGTGCAGAAGTACGGCGCTGATGATGTGCTGTTGACCGGGTGGATCAACAGTGAAGAACCTGTGGTGATCAACGGCAGCGTGAAGGAAACCTTCTTCCGTGACGGTCAGGAGTTCACCGAATCATGGACGCTGGAAGCCGGTAGCGTGACCACCCTGCCGACTGACACCAAGAACAACCAGGATGGCAATGGGCAGATGGAATACGTCATCCGTTTCCGTCGCGGCAAGCGCAACATTTAAGGAGTAGCACATGGAACAGCAAGAGCAACAAGGCATGGAGATGATCAAAGCCGTCTATGATGACGGCTTTGCCGAGATTAATGGTCGTGAATACCACTTCCTGAAGATGCGTCATCAGCAGCGACGAAGCGTGTTCGCGTTGTTTTCATCCATTCAACGTGATATCCAACGTCAGGACTTCAGCTTTCTGGATGACCCGCGATTCAAGAACGTGGAGAAGATCATTGAATCCAGCGTCAGCATTGATGACAGCCTGCTGGCGAAGCTGCCGAACCATTGGGAAGACTACCCTCAGGACTATCTGACATTCGTCAGTACGGCTCTGGCGGTGATCAGCTACCCTTTTATGCCCGCGAGCGCTACAGGCTCGCAATCCCCCGGCGTCCCGGCTCAGAAAAATTCATCCAAAAAACCAATGTAAGCGATGAAATGTTCACGTACCTGGCGCTGGTGAAGGCCGGGTACGGCACACTGAAGGAGCTGCAAGAACTGGACACGTCTGAGCTGCTGGACATTGTGGAATTTGAGATGATCACAGCAGACATTGATCATCATAAGTTGGAGCAATCGCGCAATGGCGGTCGTAAATGAGGTAGTTACTCGGTTCAGCTTCCAAGGCGATTTGCGACCGCAACGTGAGTTCAATACCGGGCTGGACAGTTCCATCAAGTTGATTGCCGGAGTGGCAGCGGGTATCACCGCTGCTTCCGGTGCAATGTTCGCGTGGGCGAATTCCGTCTTCAACACCATTGACCCCATGGTGCAGCTATCCCGAGAAACAGGGGTAGCACTGGAGTCCATTCAAGAATTGGGTTATGCCGCGTCGGTGAACGGTTCCAGCCTGGACGCGGTGTCCGCATCCGTGCGTGAGATGACCAAGCGCATCGGTGAGTTTGAGCAGCTTGGCACTGGTCCCGCGAAGGAAGTCGTGGAGAACCTTGGAATCTCTTTCCGTGACGCTAACGGGGAGATCAAGGCGGCTGATCAGGTGATGCTGGAGCTTACCGACACCATGGCGGGCATGAGTGAATCTGAGCGCATGAACGTGCTGGACAAGCTGGGCATCGATCCTTCCATGATTCAGCTTCTGTCCAGCACCAGTGAGGAAGTGGAAGGTCTGCGTGCCCGTGCGCAGCGTCTTGGCGTGGTGACTCAAGAACAGGGCGGTGCAGTTGCCAGCTATAACGACTCACTGACCACTCTGCGATTCGGCATGCAGGGTATCCAGAACATGGTTGCCGTGGGCTTCGCGCCTATGATGGGTGACCTTGTTGACCGGTTTGTAAACCTGCTGGAAGCCAACCAAGACCTGATCATGAACGGTCTGAACTGGCTGGGTGAAGTAGTGGCATCCACCATGGGTATGCTGGAACGCATGTGGCCCATCTTCGCGGCTGTGGCGGCTGGCTTCGCTATCGCCAAGGTAGCGGCCATCGGTTTCGGTGGCGTCATGAGCATCATCCTCTCACCAGTGGTGCTCTGGACTGCTGCCATCCTTGGGGCGATCCTGATTGTTGATGACCTGATTGTTGCCTTCCAGGGTGGCGAGTCCGTCATCGCTGACTTCTTCGAATCGTTCTTCGGCATCGACATTCGCCCCGCGCTTCAAGCCATTGTGGCAGTGGTGGAAGAAACCGTTGCACTGGTGATCGAAGTGTTCTCCCCGGCTGTTGACGCTATCAAATCCATGTTCAAAGCCGTTGCTGCCATCATTCAAGGTGACTTCGGCGCGGCGTGGGATCACATCGGTGATGCCATGGCGTCCATGGTGGAGTATGCGCTGGGGTTGTTCACCACCCTGGCGGAAGGTGCAGGAGCCATCATGGAGGCCGTTGCTGGCCTGATGGTGGAAAGCTTCATGATTGCCTTCGACAAGCTGGCAGGTGCCTTCCAGGCGTGGGTTGATTGGGTGCGTGGCATGTTCCAGGACATGCTTGACGGCATCATGGGCATGTGGGACACGGTGACGAACTACATCAAAGGCTTGATGATGAACATCTTGCCGGATTGGGCCATCAACCTGATCAGTGACGATGACGAAGGTTCGGACGATCAGGAAGCACGCCAGACAGCTATGGCGGATGAACAGGCTGTTAACCTACCGTTCGACCGAGATACCGCTGTGGATCGAAGCACCACACAGCAATCATGGAACAGCAACATTGACCAGAACGTCGAGATCAACATTTCGACCAATGATTCTGAACGGGCTGGTGCAGCGGTGCAGGACGCCTTGCAACGCCAGATGGAAGACACTCGCACCATGAGTAATCGAGGTGGCATGTGATCAGGGACTACATCAACGGTCGTAACAAAGCGCTTCAGGGCGGTGCTGACACGGAAGTCGGCATCGGTGGTTTCACGCTGTTTGCCAAGGTCAAGGACGCTACCGACTACACCGCCAAGGTGCCGACTCAAGTGCTGGAAGATGGCACGGTTGCGACTGACCACATCATCAACAAGCCGTTGACCATGACGATCAGCGGTGAAGTGTCTGACCTTCACATTCGCCTTGCTCCCCCGCTGCCTATCACCATTCCAAGTGATAGCGCGGTGGGTCAGGTGACAACCCTGCTGCCCAACCGTACCCAGGCGCAACTGAACAAGATACAGTCCATTGGACAAAGCGTCATGGATGCGGTGGATCGTGCTGACAGGCTGATTAACATCGGGCGCAATGCGTTCAATGCGTTCAATCCCCAGGCGACAGCAAAGCCGTTGCGTGAGCAGTTCATCGACTTCATTGAAGCGGTGTACTACGGCAAGCAACTGATCAGCGTAGACGCGGCCTACCGGACACACGAAGACATGGCGATTACGTCACTGTCTGTCAGTCGGGACAACCAGTTTGAAGTCATTCGCTTCGAGCTGTCATTGCAGAAAGTGGAATCCGTAGAGCTGATCTATACCAACGTTGAACAGTTCTATCAGGCACCCGCGCCAGCTACTCAGGCATCGGTGGCAGGCGAAACCAACCAGGGTGCGCAGGAGACAACAACCGAAGCGGCTGAAGCTGAAGGGACGCGCACACGCTCCCTGGCGTCCTCCATTCTGGGCAGGTAACCATGATTCGAATTGGCAATATCACAACAGACCCGCACCAGCGTCACACGCTGTTGATCGATAATGGTCAGATCACCCTGACGCTGCGATTCCTTCCCGTGGTGCAGATATGGGTCATGGATGTGGAGTACGCGGGCAAGGTGCAACGTGGCATCAAGCTGAGTGCGTCAGTGCTGCACATTCGCAGCTTCAACTTTCCGTTCGATTTCACCGTGGTGCTGACGGACGATACCGGCATTGACCCTTTCCGCCGTGACGACTTCGAGACGGGACGGTGTGGGCTGTATTTTGTCACGCCTGGTGAGATGGTAAACGTTCGTGGTCTGGAGGTGCCTGAATGACCTGGTTCCTTCGTGATTACCAACTGACCATCGGTGTCGGCAATCAAGCGGTGGTTGTGGTTCCGCCTATCAACATCACCTTCAGTGCCACCAAAAGCACGGACGTGGCGCTGAACAAGCTGACCCTGAAGGTGTGGAACTTGCGTCAAGCGAATCGGCTGGCACTGGTGAAAGACGAAGATGAAGACGAGTATACCCCGCTGGAACTGTCGGTAGGTTACCAGGGGCGAATGCCGTTGCTGTTTCGCGGGTCTGTCCACAAGGGTGAGCACCAGCGTGAAGGCGCTGATTTCGTCAACACCATTGAATGCCTGGACGGTGGACAGGATGCGCTGAACAGCTTCACCAGCGTGACAGTACGCGGTAAAGATCAGGCCATACGTGCCGCTCTGGGAGACATGCCGAACACGGCTGAAGGTGCGATCACACCGCATACGCAGCTTGTCAGGCCGAAGGTGTTGGTGGGCAACAGTGCCCGTCTGATCACCGATATGCTGGACGACAACGAAGCCATGTTTATTGATGATGAACAGCTCTTCGTGTTGCGCAATGATGAAGTTCGCACTGACCTGGCACCACTGGTGACCGCACGCACCGGCTTGATGAACAAGCCTCAGGCCAGCAAGGGTGAAGTGACATTCCAGACCATCATGAACCCCACGCTGAAGGTAGCGGGCTTGTGTGAGTTGGCAAGCATCACGGCACCAAGTTTGAACGGTGTCTATCGCATCAAGCAGATCAACTATTCAGGCGACTATACGGGCAGCGACTGGACACAGATCGTCACTGCTGAGCGTGCTGCAAACTACAAGGTGGTGGGGCAATGAGTGAAGAACTCTATCAGGTACTGGATGACAAACTGTTTGAAGCCCTGGTGAACCTTCACACTATGACGGTCGCACGGGTGACGGCAGTGCATGCCACCACGATCAATTGCCGACCTGTCATCAACCGTATGCTGGAGGGGCAGTCTGTGCAACTGCCTGACTTCATTGAAGTGCCCCCGGTATTCCTTCAAGGCGGTGGGAGTTACACGGCTCACCCCATCGCCGTTGGTGATTACTGTTTGCTGCTGTTCACCGAACGATGCTTTGACCGCTGGTACGCGGGAAGTGACTTCCAGCCACCACTTGAAATGCGGATGCATGACTACTCTGACGGGTTCGCGGTCGTCGGGGTGAACACCGCTTCAGGAGCCTTCATGATACCGGACGTGATCACGCATATCGGAGACACGTACCAGCAAGGCGACTACGTGCATGATGGTAATCGGGAGCAAACTGGCAACTACACCCTAACGGGTGATCAGGTCATCAACGGCAACCTGACCATCAACGGCAACCTGACAGTGAACGGTGATATCGGTTGCAGCGGTACTCTGACGGTCCCGGCTGCTACTATTGGTGGGATCAACTTCGGCACACACGTGCATCCTGAGAATGACAACGGTGGCCCGACAGGAGGTCCGCAATGAAGGTATCGGGCTTGAGTAAAACAGGAGACTGGCGGTTTGGTCGTGGTCGTGCTGTCTATGTGCAGGACAGTGACGCCATTCGTCAAAACGTCATGACCCGTATTCGCTCTTTTGCGGGTGACTGGTTTCTTGATGTGACAGCGGGCATTGACTGGATTCAGTTGCTTGGCAGGCCGAACAGTCGCAACCGCATCTTGCGAGAAGTGGAGCGTATTACCCTGGCGACCGATGGGGTAGTGAGGATCACGGAATTGGGCATTGACCACAATCGCGCCAATCGACGTGCTACTATCATCCTCAGTTATGAGGATATTTTCGGCGTCCAACAGGCAGTTAATGAGGCGGTCGAGGCATGAAACCAGAATTCACAAACAGCGGTGTCCAGATTCAGACCTTCGAAGAAATCTTTGAAGAGCTGTCACAGGGATACCGTGATATCTATGGGCAGGATATCAACCTGTCTCAAGAGTCACCGGATGGGCAGCGTGTCGGCATTGAAGCACGCGCACGTCTGGACCTGCAATCCTTCGCGCTGGCGCTGGCGAATAGCTTCGATCCTGACTTTGCCAATGGGCAAGGCTTGAACAAGATCAGCAAGCTGGCAGGCATCTTCCCGCGACCGGGTACACGTAGTCAGTGGGACTTGGTGGTCACGACAGACCGTCCGCTGATGCTGAACTCAGGTTACACCATCGAAGACGAGTTAGGTCAAGAATGGGTCGTGCCTGAAGAAGTGGAACTGATCACCGGTCACAACACCGTGACATTCCGCGCTGCTGAGTTCGGTGAAGTGACCGGGACCACGGGTGCCGAGTTTGAGGAAGTCACTTTCGTGCGGGGCGTCACGGGCTTGCGTGCTGACGTTGATGCGGTGCCTGGACGTGAGGAAGAGACGGTTGAAGAGTTTCGCAGGCGTCGTGCCCGCAGCCTTGAGAACCCGGCTTACTCCACTGTAGGGGCGCTGTTCGCCAAGTTGGCGAATCTCTCCCGTGTCACTGACCTGGCGGTCTATGAGAACGACCAACCCACTGACGATCCTGTCACGGGCATTGAAGCCAACACCGTCTGGGCCATCGTGGAGAATGGCACGGTGGACAACATTGTAGAGACGCTGGTGAAGCAGCGTACCAGCGGTGCACGCACCAAGGGTAATGTTGAAGGCACCTTCACTGAAACCCTGATTCGTCCTAACGGTGCTGAGTTCTTCATGGTTCACGTGATGCGGTTCGACCGTCCAACCTATGTGGATATCAGCGTGAGGCTGACAGTGACACGCAAGGACACTGATAAACCGGTAGACCTGGAGCTGATTAAGCAGCAGCTTGCCAGTCGTGAACTGGTCATTGGTGAGTCGCTGCAAGCCGGTAAACTGTATGAAAACACTTACGGTGTCGGCAATGGTTATATCGTCACCGATATTGAAATCAGCGATGACGGTGGCATGACCTGGACGGACGGAAAGCTGGAACCGGCACTGGACGAAAAGTACCAGATCGAAACAGCCAACATCGATATTACTGAGGTCATCCCATGAGCTTGACCGATGAATACACCCTGATGCTGATCAAGCAGTATTGGGAGAAGCCCAGGGCAAAGGCTGAAATCGAGCTTCAAGCATCCACATGGGAGCGCATTGCCGACCTGCTGCGTGCCTTTGAAACCGAATACGACCTTGACTTTGCACGCGGTGTGCAACTGGACGTATTGGGCAAGATCGTTGGTGTACCGCGTGTTGCCCCAGCAGTGCTGGAGAGAATCACATTCGGCTTTGACGCCGACCCCAATAGTCGGGGTTTTGCTGACAGGTTTGACGCATTGCGTGAAGGTGCGCCGTTCTCCAGGCGCTTTGAACCTGCTTACACCAGTCAGCAGCTTGATGACAACCAGTACCGGCGATTGATCCGCGCCAAGGTGGCATTGAACGTGTGCAGCGCCTACATCGCGTCTGATGATCGAATCAGCATCCAAGACGTGATCAATCAGGCGTTTGGCGGACGGGCATATGTGGTCGATAATCAGAACATGAGCCTGACGCTCTACATCAGTCCGTCTGTCTCACTGGATGAACTGCGTCTGATTCGTCGGTTGGGTCTGCTGCCCAAGCCTCAAGGGGTGCGGTACAGCTTTGTGGTGTTGGCAGAACCCGGTGTAACATTCGGTTTCGACAGTAACCCGAACAGTCTCGGGTTCGCTGATAGATTCGATCCAACCCGAGAGGGTGGTATTTTCGCGAGGGCATTGATCAATGGCTAAAATCAACCGTTACGGCGGCAACCTGGAAGCGTTCGCTTCTGAGGCAATCGGGCAAGAACGCACTGTGTTTGGCACTGAGACGTTTGACGACTCACTGACAGCACAGATCAACGCGCTGTTTCGGCGTGGCTGGGGCATCGTAGCCCCGGCTGATGCGCCCAAGCTGCAAGACTTCAACGCGCTGGGGTACACCACTACCCAGGTGCTGGCATATCTGCACCAGATGGGCATTGCCGAATGGGATGCTGCGCAGGAATATTACGAGGGCTCTGTGGTCACTACGCTGGCCGGAATCTACCGGTTGAAGTCTGGCGGTGTCGGAAGTTCTGACCCCGATACTGACGGCGGGGTCAACTGGGAGCTGATACCAACGCAGGCGAAAGTGGACGCCAAAGCCGACCAAGCCACGACTTACACCGAGACGGAAGTTGACGGGCTGCTGGACGCCAAAGCCGACCAAGCCACGACTTACACCGAGACGGAAGTTGACGGCTTGCTGGACGTAAAAGCCAGCCTGCAAGATGCTGGTATCACCGTAACTGTCGGCGCCGGCGGAGACTATCCGACAATCAACGCTGCTCTTGAGTATCTGAGCAAGCTACAGCCGGTCTATGACAGTGCAAATATCACAGCAACAATCAATCTGCTAACCGGATTCACAATGGCAGAGCAGGT